GGTACTAAAAGGGTTTTTAACGAGATTCCCATGTTTTAATTTTTCCTGTTATAATCGAAACTTAAGGAGTGGGGGCTAGTGCCCCCACCAATTAAGCGTAGTAACGAACCATTAGGTCGCTTGGGTTAGTAATATCGAATGTGTTGCTTGTAGCTGTTGCACTTGCGCTGTAACCTTGTGCGGTAAACGCAATGTTTGTGCTTACAACCTGCTGAACGTCCACAGTAGGAACGGCTAGCACAACGCTAGGCATTTCTAGGTCAACGTGCACTGCGTTTGCAGCCCCACCAACGCTCATTGTTAAGGCGAACATTGGCTCAATGTTTGTAGCAGCTTCGGCCAACATGTCCTTTAGCAGGTCGCCACTTTCCAAATTGGTACCAGTACGCAGATAGGCAGTGATGTTACCGCTAATAGCGCGCGTGCCTGTGTAGTACACAACTGGGCTATTCACAACACCCAGGTTAGCTGGTGTGATGTAGGTAATATTGTTGTTGATGGTGAAGCTGCCACCAGTAATAGGAATGTTGTAGTTAGCGCCAGCACTGATGCTTGTACCGATAGCCTTAACAGCCTTCAATGTAATCGTGCTTAGCTTGTTTGTGATGTACTGTGCGTCAGTTACCTTGGCTGTGTAACCACCAGTACCTACGTCGGTACTTACACCGCCGCTAAAGCTGCCGCCATTAGCACCGATGCCGGTACCAAATTCGCGCAGGGCTGTAGCTTGGCCAGTCCACTGTGCTGTTGCGATTTGATCTAAGCCAAAGTCAATTGTAACTTGGTTTAGAGCACAGTTGTCAACTGCGTACAGTACATTGTCAACTAAGAACAACATGCCGAACTTTTGCAGCTGGTTCTTTTCGCTTAGAGCTGCAGTAACTTGACTGTAGCTACCGTTACTTTCGTTCCAAGCAAATTTGCTGTACTTGACGTTGCCACCAGCGATAGCACCAGTTGCACTGGCAGCTCCGTGGTTGATCATCTGCAAGGTAATACCAGCTGCTGTAGAGGTTAGCACCTTACCAGCTGCGTTCATGTACTTGTCTTGACCGCTTGGGCTGCTTGAAGTAACACCGCTAATTACCACTACGTCGCCAACTGTTGGCAGGGTACCAGTAATTGCTGTGCCACTGATTGTTAGCACACCGGTATTGTTGATTGCTACGCCAGTAACGCTACCAACAGTGGTTGGTGTACCAATGTCTGTAGAGCACATTAGCGCGTTCCACAGCACGCTTTCTTCAGCAGTAATCTTTGTAGTTGCGTCCTTTGGACGGATATAGGTACTAAAGCTAAAGTCAACTGGAGCCAAGCTGGTGTTAAAAGCGCGCTGACCACGTACAGGTGTTTCACTAGCTTCGCTAATGGTAACAGTTTCGCTATTCACGTTTTGGGAGAATGTAAATCCGTCCAGAACCTGAATTTCAAAAGTGTTGGTGCTAGTAAATGGAGCGGCGCTGCCGCCGCTACCTGCTTGGTTAATTGTGCCGGTTGTAGAATCTACGTTTGTAGTAAAGAATACTTTACTATTGCGTACTAAATTTAATGCCATAATATTTCCTTTATGGTTTCCTGGTACTTTAGCGTGTTAGTAGACATTTATCTATTGTAACGCCTGTATACCAAATTAAGTTAGTGCATATCGCACTTCTAGATTGATTTCACCAACACCGTAAGGAGCCAGTAAACCTTCGTCCGTGGTAATACTTTGAATCAATATTTCTGTTGTTTCTAAATTATTATCCACGTCGTATTTAAGCACGCGATTTTGGTCAATGCATAGCTCCAAGTCGTCTAGTAATTCTTCCAACAACTCTTGAGCATTGTCCTCACTACGCACATAAACTTTTATGCATACATATAACATGCCCCACGTAAAACTACTTGGTAAATAGTCGCGGGTTTCTCTGCCTGGATGCATATACACGCAAGGAAAATCTTGCACTTCGTCCCAAAATTTCAGTTTTGGAAAGCTGTTTTGGAACAAGTTAGTTTTGTACTGACCTGTTCCGTCTATTTCTTTAAACTTTTCGCTAAGTGCTTTTACAATACTTGTTCTTTTACTCATAATGGAACCGCCCTTAGCCTGTTTTGAACCCTGCTTTGCAAAATTTCACGTATTGATTTGCCGATCAGCAGCTTAGGGTCTCGTGATCTTGGTAGTTCTTGTCTTCCACCAGCACTAAAAGTTGCATAAGGATTTTTCATGTAACTATAAAATGCAGTTATCATTCCCTCTCTGCTCTGACTAAGTCTTTCAACTTTTACGCTTTCTGCGAAACGGCCAGTTCTTAAATTAAGAATATCAGTTCTACCGCCACCGCCCATGTTTTGTTTAACCTGGAGAACTAGTAGCTGGTCTAGTATTCTTTGTAACGAAACTAATGATTCGGATTCTACTCTCTGCTCCGTCCTAGTCTTTTTAACTATGGGTTTTGTTGGAGCTGTTTTAGCTTTTCCTGACTTTACCGATTTTGCTTGAATAAGAGTTTTAGCTTTTAATACTTTGCTATCGACTCTTTTCTTAGCGTTTCCTTTGCCTACAATGGCTTTGGCTGCTTTACCTGTCAATGCAGCTATCATTTGTAGCTCTATCGCCTCTTTCATAGTGGGCGATAGACGCAGAGCAGACTTTAAGTTTTCTAAACCTTCTCTGGATACTAGCTTCTTGAAGAACTTGTCGCGCAAGCTTTTAACTGTAGTATTTAAAGCCCGCCTAATGGTGGAATCCATTGCCTGTACTTCTCTATTTCTTAGCGTAATAGAGTTATACTCGGTTTCCATAGATATTAAGAATGAAAATCCTATAGACAACAAAGTTTTTGCGTCTTTTGAATAATTTTCTGTTATCTGTATAGCTGTATCAACGTGTCCGGATTCTCTTACAAAACTTTCTAAGTCTATTCGTTTTTCAGCTGTTTGCTGAGCTAATAGAAGTGTAGACTGTGTTAGTGGAGTATTGATTCCAATTACTTCTCGAACGTTGTCGATTGTTCCACTAATTGCGGCCGCGTGACCTGCTGCTGTAAAACTACCTGCGGTCAGGGTTTTCTTAGGAATAATTTTATGTCGCTTTAATATCTCGTGCAGTGCAGGAGTTAAGCTATCTTCGTTTACCAGCGTTAGTGCTCTTGAATAAGAGTCTACAATTATTATACGCTGAGTACTTGGATCATACTTATTTAATACTGTTTGAGGGTTCTCTAAGAACGCCGGAGACGATGCTCTAATATAAGTACGAAACTTTTTGCCTTCTGCTCTAATAGCAGACTGAAACCTAGATGTTGTTTCCGACTTTAGAGCTGCATTGTTAGTATTTAAGCCCACGCTATATATTGCTGTTGCTTCAGACAAAGCATTTAGTACGCCTTGAGCCTGCCCAGCAAGATCTGCAATACTGATAGTCTTTTTTACTTTTTTATCTAAAGCCTCTAACAGTATCTTTCTGTCTATGTCTTTGGAACTAACCAACTCATTATATATTTCGTCCCACCAGTTCATGAAGTCAACGTCTGTTGGGCTGACTACACCTTCGGGCGTATTTATTTGCACTAAGTATTGGTCAAGCTCGGGCTGATCCATTTGACCTATTGCAAAGTATAAATTTCGTAATACTTGGTCAACATCTACCAAGTATACAACAGGCATACTGCCCTCTATTGCTGCTCTTAAATCTTTTTGTGCACGCTCAACGAATGCATCAAAGCCTGCTTGATCTGTTTTTGATACAGCCTGGGCAGAGCCTATCATAAAATTAAGAAACTGGGCAATATCCATTATGTATAATCCGCTGTGTACAAGTCTAGGATACGCTTAATATGTGATGGCAGGTTAGTGGTGCTGATGTATTCAATCTGCACGCTGTTTGTGCCTGGCGACTTTGTGCTGTGGATCGCGCTATCGTTTTTGCGATAGTAAGTAATCAAATCCATTACAGCCAGCTTCAAATCTTGTGGTACGTTCTCGTATCCAGCAAAGTAAGTAATTTTGTAACCGTTAATGTTTTCTTTGAATACTGGGTAACCAGTAGAGAAAATATAATCGCCGTTTTGAACCCAGTCTGTAAACTTCACTAGTTTTGTGTAAGTTTTACCGTAGTCTTGACTAAACTCAACGCTGATAACTTGTGTAACTGGAGATTCTTTTAAGATTAGCTTGTCGTAGCCACCATTTAGCACTTCCACCTTGGCTTCGTCAACAAAGTCCACAAAGCTGCGTCGGCAGTAAGTTTTTACTAATTCCGATACTTTAGGAATTAGTAATTCAATCTCGGCATCTTGGTTAGTACTGTTGATGCCAGCGTATGTTTTATACTCTTGTTTTGTAATTAAGTCTGCCATCAACCAGTCCTCCTGTCTTTTAATTGGACTCTGTAAAATCCAATTAAAAGACAGGGATTTTTCAATCCCTGTCCTGCTTAAAAATTAAGCTACGTAACGGATAGCGCTTACGCCAGCACCGTTGTTTGTTGTAACTTGTGTTAGACCTGTACGCAGGCTAGCAACCATTACACGACGCTGTGTCTCTACCAGGTCGTCTGTGTCAACGCGTAGACCACGCTGATTGCCAACCAGGAAGTTCATTGGTGCATATGCAATAGCAGCAACTTCACCAGCAGCCTTGCTGTTGAACTCAGCGCTTACTAGCACTGGGCTGTTTGCAACAGTACCGATCTGACCTGTCAAGAAGGTAGCTTGTGTACCAACCTTGTCCATTGTCTGGAAGTTAGCGTCGTCTAGCAGGTCGTAGTAACCTTCTGTAGAGACAACGTAGATAACTTCAGCTGGGTCCAGACCCCAAGCACCTAGGTCACGACGTGCGGCACGCAGAGCTGTAACAGTTAGCTTGTCAGCATTGCTGATATCTAGAGTTACGGCGCTTGCGGCGTCATAAGCGGCCAGACCCTTAACAGGATCAGCACCTGCACCAGCACCCAGAGAGAATGCCTTGTCAACTGCACGAGCAACACGGCGAACCATGGCGTCACGTACAACTGGCATAATTGCTAGCAGAGCGTCTTCTTCCTCTTCGAAAGCGACGTACTCGTTTGTAGCAACCTTGTATGCATTCAGGGTGATTTCCTTTAGGGCGTGAGTAGCATTGCCACCAGCGCTGCCAGAAGTACCGAACTGGTTGTTCTGTACCCATGTTGCCATGCCAGCCTCTGGGTTTACAGGGATGGTCATAACGTTGGTCTGCATAGCGATAGCACGCAGAGTAGGAGCGATCACCAGGCGACGGCGAACTTCGTTTTCCATGTTCAGGCTAACTTCTAGTTCCCATGTGGCGCTTGGTACGTGTGCACCGTACTTTTGAACCAGTTGGCTGCCCAGCTTGGTAGCTTCTAGGCTCTTGCCACTCATCTTAGCCAGCAGAACAGCCTTTTCCTTGTCCTGATAGCTCATTTCACCTTGCTTGTTGTCGGTGAATTGCATACGGCTCTTCTGGATAGCTTCCAGTTCAGCAGCCTTCTCTTTTAAGGCAGCTTCCAGGCCTTCTACAGCCTTCTTGGTGTCAGCGCGCTCGGCTTCGAAACGCTTTTCAACTTCAGCCAGCAGCTTCTCAGCACCGGTTTCAGTAGGAGTAACGGCAGCAACAGCAGCCTTGATGCGGGCTTGCAGTTCAGCTTCAGCCTTTTCTTGAGCAGCCTTCTCAGCAGCAGCCTTTTCTTGAGCAGCAACTAGAGCCTTTGTGGCCTGCTCAGCAGCCTTAGCAGCAGCGTCGGCTAGCATCTTTTCTAAATCTTTTGGATCCATGTTCCATTCCTTTGTAATGTCGCTCTTTGCTTCCGTTGAGGATTCTAGCCCTTTAGCTGACTCGCCGCTGGGTGCAAATTGCTGTTTAAATAAACTATATTCCTCGTCTGTGTCAAACGACTTGGAAAGGTTAAATAAAGTGTTTTGATTAGCTGGCACTGACACTACTGAAATTTCATGTAGTTCCAAATCTTTAACTAAGAAAACTTCCGCCGCTGTATTGTACTCTGCATCCTTAATGCGGAAGCCAATACTAAAAGCACTCAAAATGCCCTTTTTAATGAGCTTGTACACATCCCCGGCCGCATCAGAGATCTTGGCTTTAATCCACAATCCCTTATCGTCCACTTTGTGTTCTACCATTTTACCAACTGGCATTGTGTGGTTGTGATAAGCAAGAATAACAGGATTCTTTATGTATTCCTGTAGTCCCTTTTCCCAAACACCTGTAGGCACCACGTCGCCGTGGCGGTCCTTGTCGTTGGTAGACGCGTAACCTTCGATCATTATGCTCTGATCTTCGTCATCGTCTTGTGGTAGTGCCTTTGCAGTAAATTTACTATTAAAGTACAGTATTTTTTCTTTGTCTACCATAATACTCCTTTATTGCTCTGGTCTACCACCTTGCGATGGATCAGCAGCACTACCGGCTATATTAGCCGGTATTCTCAATGTGTCATGACCGGCGAGCGGATCATAACGCAATTCTTTGCGGGCTTCGTTTGGAGTGATAACGCCGCCGTTTACTAAACTTACGTGATACTGGGCAATGTCTTTGAGTTCAGGCTGCAGTGCACTAACACTGCTTGTGATTGGTTCCACATCGTATCCAAAGTATCGTTCGAGACTGGAAACATACCGCCTAACCATTGGTAGTACTGTTTCCAAGTAAAATAAGCGCAGATTAGGGGAAATGTTAGCATTGTTACCACCCATTAGTAGTAGTGGTGGCACGCCTACAGCCGCCATAATCTTCTCCGAATGGGTCTTGATGGACTGATCAAAATCCATTTCTTTGAAATTGGTATCCGAAATGTTGTGTGGCTTTAAACCGCTGTCCAAGATCACAGGACGCTTGCCACCGTTTTTCGAATTGTATTTTTGCAGCCAGTAGTTGATGGTTTTGTCTTTGGCGACCTGCGACAGTGTATTTTCCGAAGTAAGTACCAAACCAAACACAGCACCGTTATCAAAGAACTGTTCTTGAAACTGCTGCATCGAATATAAAATCTTGATACTACGCTCGGCTGCGTCCAGGCGACTAGCCCCGCGGTAGATCGATTCTGAACTTACATCACGGAAGTAAAAGACTTCAGACTCCTTAAAGTCTACTGCACCGTTGTAGCGATAGCCTTTGATGAAGGTTTTGGAATCAGTTAAGATCTCCACGTTTGCGCTGGGTAGGTGGTACAAGAACGTACCATCAAAGTGCACAAACGCATTTCCCTCCAGGATCAAGTCAGTGAATATACACTGACGAAACTCCACTGCACTCTGGTAAGGATTTGGACGGAAGTTGAGTAAGGTGTTCAGTGATTTTTGACGCAAGCCAACAAACACGCCGTCGTTTACTTTTGACTTGATATCATAGTCTAAGGAGGCTGCAGCGCTTACCAGCAAGCTCACCGACCTGTTAACTGACTCCAACCGCTTAAACGCCTGTATGTTGGTTAGCGGCTTTGAATCGGTACCAACTTGTGTACCTTCTTGTTCTGCAATTCTGTACTGCGCAGGATTTAGCTTTTCCACTAAATAATGCCGCAGATTTGTTACAATACCCATAATTTTTCCCTAGCAAAATTCGCTGAAAAATGAACCGAAACTTTGCTTAGGTATTGTTTCCGAACCGCTTTGATGCTTTTCTCGCTGTCGTTCAATCCAGTGTTGTTGCTTAGGCTCCGACCCTGGTTTTGGAGTTTTACCGTAAACACCGTGCAGTGCTACATGATGGCGATTACATAGGGTGTAAACCTGCTCATATAGTTCTGCATGATGTTGCTCGATAAACTCGTCTCGTACAGCTAAAATGCCTTCATCAGTGCTGATATCGTACCCGCAACGTTGTGCCCAAGTTTCCAGCAATACGGTTATGCTGTGCAAATGATGTAGTTCCAAATCATGTGTTGTACCACATACGTAGCAGGTTTGTTGCTTTTCATAAGCAGCTTTTGCTCTGTCACGAACCCACTTAACGGGTATTCGTTTGTTGGTATTTTTTGCCATGTTGTGGTTACACCTGAAAACTATGGTTATTATACACTAAAGCCACTCGCATGTCAATATGCAATTTTTTACTGCCCATTAGATAGTGTAGGTGTACAGTGGATAGCGGACCGCGTCACCCATGTGCGAGTATTTATCATGGTGTGGCCGTTCACGCTGCAAACCTTCACGAGTATCCCAACGATACTGCTGAAACATCCCCAGCACATGCTCACACGACCTGTGAACCTTTAATCTACCTTGTTGGATCAGGGTTTGCACGTAGGCAATGCCTGGCAGCACATCTTTCTTAGCTTTGGTGGTTGCTATATCGTAGAGATAGGCAAGGTCACTGGCAAATTGTGCTGCTGCCGAGTCGATGAACACATTCCCAACTTGCCAACGTTGACATAGCTCCTGAAACACTTTGGCGTGTTCGGCAGTGGTCTTCTCTGCCTGCAGGTATTCTGCTACAATGTAGAATTGATCACGGTCGAAACTGTACACAATGACCACAAACGCAGTTTCGTCGCGGTAGCCAGGGTCGCAGCCTGCAATCACTTCACAGCGGTGCAGCCCTTGAATATCCTCAGGCAGCTCGTCCACAATGTGATCCTCGCTCAAGTTATAAATTTGACCCTCAAACGTGGTGAACGAGGCCAAATATTCCTGCTCAAATTCCGCCTTGCTCATGCTGCGGCGGGCTTCGTCCACGTCGGACTGTGCCATGCGCACGTTCTCCGAGTAGTCGGCTTGTAAACTAACCCATTCCTTAAAGTTAGGGTCAAAGCCGCGGTTCCAAAACTGCGAAAACCAGTTCTGTTTACCGCGCGGTGTACTGATAAATATGGCTTTTGCGTTTGGCTTGTCTAGTGTGGGTCTGAGGGCAACGTTGAAAGCTGCCTCACCGCCTTCACCCAGTGCAGCTTCGTCGAATATGATCAGGTCGTAGCTACGGCCTACAGTGCTGTCCACTGTGGATAAGCTGCCCATGCGGATAGTCGAGCCGTTTTCCAGCTCAATGATCTTGTCCTTTAGGTTATCTCGTGCCACCTCCAAGTCAAAGTGCTTGATCAGCCTGCGCTGGAGCTCAAACGATATTGAGCTGAGGTTGTAGTTGGGCGAGATGATGAGTACGTTGCAGTTTGGGACTAGGGTAACCAGCTGCCCAATCACGTTGGCTATGTAAGTTTTGCCTAGGCGTCGTGCTAAGGCTGCGCAAACAAAACGGTACTTGGGGTCGTTAATTGCGTTGATTAGTGCGATTTGGGGTCTGTTGATGGTTTCGTACAAACCCAACAGCTTTAGGTAGTTTTGGATCGGCAGCTTAATAAACCGCTGGTCTGGCGGAAACTCTTGTATAGCATCGCAGTTTACGTCGTCACGGGAAACTAGTAACATTAAACACCTTCTCCCGACATTAGTTGTTTAAGCAGCTGACCGTACTTGGTGCCGTCGTCGTTAATCTGCACGTTGACTTGCTTTTGCGGCCCTTGTGGTGCCTGCCGCAACTTCTCTAGCTGAATTTCCCGATCTAAATAGTCCATGGCCATTTTGTGTGATAGCTGGAGCAGGTCTGCAATGTCTTTGGTGCTGCCAGTTTGCGACTCCTCCAGCTCTTGAAACTTTTGCTGGATAATGGCGTCCATGGCTTTACGCATCTTGAACCTGTTATTGAAGCCGATATCCATAAACACGTTGTCTACGTACTGCTTTACTTCGCGACGCTTTAGGATCTCCGAGACAACTTCGGGCGTCAAGTCCAGTTCGTCGGCGACTTTGCGGGTGTCTTGCAGCTGCAGGTACGCGTTGGCCACTTCCAGGGCTTCGGGTGAGATATGTATGGTTTCGGCAGGTAGGTGTTGTGGTTGCATTTTTGATACCTGTGGTAGTTTTTGTGATTATAGCATTGTGGCAGGTTGGTGAGCAAGTTGAGTTTTTGGCACCCTAGGTGTTTTGATAAAATTCCCTTATAGGCCGCGTGTGGGTGGGCCCGCCGGCCTGTGTGGTTTTTAGAGTCTAATAACCGCCCTGTCCTATTGTACCAGTCCTATCCTCTCCGCGTCAAGCCCCTAGCCAATTAATTTTTTCTATGGCGTGTGCGTGTGCGATAGAAATTTTTGTGTTGACTGCCATGCTGAACTCAGGCACAATAGACTCTGTTGATTCGATAAACCCTTGCCAAACAGGAGATTGCTATGGCTGACAAAACTGTGAACTACACCCCTGAGATGACTCAGAAGATGGTTGCGGATTATACCGCAGGCGTTAGCGTTGAGAAGATTGCCGAGGAGTTGGGCAAGACTGTGCGTAGCGTTGTTGCCAAACTCTCGCGTGAGAAGGTTTACAAGGCTAAGGAATACAAGACCAAGACGGGCGAGGTTCCCGTGAAGAAGGATGCTCACGCTGATTTCATTGGCATGGCCCTTGGCTTGACTGAGGCGGATGCTGATTCGCTGACCAAGGCTAACAAAACTGCACTCGCTAAGATTGCGGAATTTATCAAGGCTGAGAAGGCCTGACACTTGACAGGGGCATTTGCCCCTGTTATACTGATCGCTTACTACTGGAGGATTTATGCCCTACACTTATGATGATATGTCGGTTTCTGATCTGCACAAGGATGCTTTCGGATTCCGTCCTAGCGAAACATTTTGGCAGGAATGGGAACTCTCAGACCGAGATGCAAGACAACGAATCTGGGATGATTTGATTAACGCATTGCGATGGGCTAATGAAAACGAGCCTCCCTATGACGACAGCATGGACGGCGACGAGGCATCTGCCCTTGCCTCCGCAGGTTGGGGTACTGATGAGGACTATGGCAGTTACGACAGCGATAGCGATTGGTAATGCAATAACCCTGCGGTTTGCAGGGTTATTGGCGCCAAAATTATAACATATAATTTTGGGCCGTGTCAAGGACTTTTTTGTAGGTATTTTCCCTAGGTTGACAACTGGTCGGCACACTGTAGAATAGAACCCATGAAACTGCTAAATGACCTCATCGCTCACTTGAATATTCGTTTTCCTGTGACCATTACAATCAAAACTCGCAAAGGTAAAGATTGTGACGCGCTATATTTGCCACATTATAGCGACCGCACTGGTAAACTAATCGGGCACAAAATTACTATTTATACTGTAGGTAATACTCGCAGTTTTGAAACCCTGCTTGCCCATGAGTTAATTCACGCATGGCAGGAAGAAAAGCGGGTAGCAGAGTTTCACGGCCCATTTTTTGCAGAAATGGCAAAAATAATAGAACGGGATTTTGGCATCAAGGAAATTTATTTACAGGAGATTGACGAATGAGGAAACTATACTACAAGGTAACTGACCTTTTCGATAAGGGTTTGACTGCTGATGAGATTGGAAAGATTCTTTGTATTAATCCCAATCTTGCCGCTGATATAATTGACGATTATATTGCGTGGCAGGAGGAAGAATTTATGGAAGATCAAAAGAATCAAATGCACAGTTTTATGAATTTACTCTAGGAGATAATCGTGTTTTTGCGTTTAATGCTTGCTGTTGAGGTTGCTAAAAAACTGGTAACCCTTACTGGAATGAATTTGTGGGATGCGTGCCGCGCGGCCGCTAATCGGTATGATGTTGACTCTGAGCGAGTTTACCGAATCCTGACGGAATAACCCCACAGCCCGTAGGGGCTTTGGGGCGCCAATTTTACTCTATAAAATTGGGCCGGCGCAATAGGTACTTTCCCTGATGTTGTATTTTTGCACATTAGGGTTTGTCCCTAGAAAAAAGTTGTTGACAGGGTTGCGGAAATCGCTAGAATAGGGGCATGACAACAAGGAACAGCAACATGATTAACAGGATTGCAATTTATGACATGGACGGCACAATTGTTTGTTCACTGCATCGGTATCGTACCATTATTGATTCAAATGGTGAGCGTATCGACCTCAATTATTGGCGCGAAAATGAATATCGTGCGGCTGATGATTCTCTGCTTCCCCTTGCCGAGAATTACAAGCGCGACTTGGCAGATATTAACTGTTTTACTGTTATTGCTACTGCCCGCATTTTGCGTTCCGTTGATCTTGCATTTATCGCTGAGAAACTAGGTAATCCTGATTTTATTGTATCGCGTCCTGAAGGTGAAACTATTTCAGGCGGTACTCTCAAGATTAATGGTTTGCGTAAGGTATTCGATATGTTGCCTAATGTAAATCGTGCAGATTGTGTATTTTATGAGGATAATGTTAGTTACCTCAAGGCAGTTTGCGATTACTATGGTATTCGCGGTGTTTATATTCCAAGCAAGCAAGGACATTAATATGTTTGAGGTTATTTTGTGGTTCACATTTATTATATTGGGGTTTTTGATTATGTTTTGGGTAACTGGCGAATGGTAAATTGTTTCACATGAAACATCCGAAGTTAGCGCTCGCTAACTTCGGGCGCCAATTATATATTATATAATTGGGCCGCGTCAATAGGGACTTTCCCTAAGGGGCGATTGAAATTTTTTATCGTGGTCATAGGAATTTTCAATTGACACTGGGCGCGCACAATGCTACATTATCGGTTCTGTCAACGCATGAGGCACATAATGGCTCGCAAACAATTTTTCGCAATTCTCGATACTGAAACTACCATTAATGATACTGTGGCAGATTTCGCTATTGTAATTTGCGACCGCGAAGGTAATATCTATAATCAATGCTCGGTTTTGGTTCACGGCCATTATGATGCAATGGAATTGTTCCACGACAAAAATACTAATGATATTTGGGGTTATGCTGGTTTGCAAAAGCGCAAAGCCCAATATTCTGCAATGCTAGATTCTGGTGTGCGTATGCTTGCCTCAGTTAATGCGATTAATCGCTGGATTAATCAAGCCATTGGCAAATATAATCCTACCCTTACTGCATATAATCTTGCGTTTGATTTGTCAAAATGTGCAAATACTGGTATTGACCTTTCTGTTTTCAATAATAAGTTTTGTTTGTGGCAAGCCGCTGTTGGTAATATCTGCCATACCAAAAAGTTTCGTCAATTTGCGCTAGATAATCACCAATTTAATCCTGCTACTAAACACGGCAATATGACATTCAAAACTAATGCCGAGGTTGTTTGCGGTTTTCTCAATAATAATATTATTGACGAACCCCATACTGCACTGGAAGATGCGCGAGATTTTGAATTGCCTATTTTGGTTAATATTCTCAAAAAGCGTGATTGGCAAAACAAGATTATCCCCTACGATTGGAAACAATTTCAAGTCAAAGATCACTATATTGCACGATGAAATACCTTTGGATTTTGGCATTAATTCTGCATTTAGTAACTGACAAGCGTCTAGATACTGAACAAGATACTAGACCATTTCAGATTCAGACAATATCTGCGAGAATATAATCATGGAAATTATAGGCTGGATTGGTTCGATTCTATTAGCATTTTGCGGATTACCGCAGGCTATAGAATCCTACCGCACAAAATCATCCGAGGGATTAACTTGGGGATTATTGCTAATGTGGTTTTGGGGTGAGATATTCACCATTATCTACATTATTCCTAAATGGCATTGGCCCTTAATATTCAATTACACGGCAAATATTATCTTTTTGCTAGTAATTCTATATTATAAAATCAAACCGGGAAACCCTGCCAAGTAAGTGAGTGCCCGCTAACGCGGGCGCCAATTTTACTAGTAAAATTGAGCCGGTGTCAATAGGTGTTTTCCCTTAACCCTACAACGCACTCGGGTATTGCCAAGTCTCCAAAAATGTGCTACAGTCACCACATGACGCGAACCGAACTGCTCCAAAAATGCCAAGCCCAAGCCGCTAAGGTATGGGATATTTACTGCGAGATTTATCCGCAATTGGTAAAGTATGATCCGCCGAAAATCGTGCTCAATGGCCGATTTACTAAAACCGCTGGTAATTGCGAGGTTGAAAATAATGTTATTAATTTGGGTGTAAAGTTTTTTGCAAAACATTATGACAGAATGATGCACGAAATTATACCGCACGAAATTGCTCATCAAATAGATTATAACTTGAACGGAATACCTAAGCGGTGGCATGGTGCAAACTGGCAAGTTATTATGAGCGACTATGGTTTAGAACCCCGCACTTATCACAACATGGAGATTTAATAATGCACAAATTTATTAGTTGGTTTGGCACTTTTGCTAGTATCTTTGGCAGTTTCCTAGTTGCCATGCAGTATTTCAAGTTTGGTTATGTTGCGTTTATTTTCGGTTCGGCCAGTTGGTTATATATTGCCTATAAAAATAATGATCGCGCATTATTGGTGCTGAATACCACATTTTTTATTGCAAATATTATCGGTATTTACAACGCGTTCGCTTAATAGGCAATAAGGGTTTACCCTTATTGCGGCGCCAATTTTATTATATAAAATTAGGCCGGGTCAATCGGGACAAACCCTAATGTGACAAAAATACGACAAAAACCCCACACTTGACTTGGGTATTGGTTTACTATATACTATGGGCTGTTGATTAGATAAACCCTGCCATTTGAAAGGATATATTATGGCGACCAAACTGGTGAATTATACTCCCGAGCAAACCCTGCAAATGATTCAGGATTATCAGTCGGGTATTACTGTAGAAAAGATTGCCGAGAATATGGGCAAAACTGTTCGTTCGGTGGTTGCAAAACTGTCGCGCGAAAAGGTATATAAGGCAAAAGAATATGTTTCCAAAACTGGCGAAAAGCCGGTTAAAAAGGATGTTCACGCCGAAATGATCGGCCGTATTTTGAATATGCCTGAAAATGATGTAGATTCACTTACCAAAGCAAATAAATCTGCACTTAAAAAGATTTTCGAGGCTTTGGCAAATTCAAAACCCATTTAATTCAAAACCCGCGAAATGCGGGTTTTTTATTATCCCGCAAGTTAGTAAGCGCTTACTAACTTCGCTGCGCCAAAATTATACCATAATTTTGCGGCGCGCGTCAATAGGTACTTTCCCCAATGTTGCGCTGGCACAACATATTGGTCTATACGCATATAAGCACCCACGCATATTGCTACCAGGCGAAGTGAGCACCCACTAACCCCTGCCAGCATGCTGCGCCAGTGCAAAACCTTCAAGTGCAAAACCTTGATGGTTCCGGCGCGCCCATTATACAGTGGAAAACCTTTCTTTGTCAAGTGTATTTTCGGCCTGGCTGCCAATAACCACCAGAAATAGTCACTTGTCACAAGTGCCAAAACTTTTTATAATTTATTTGTTGAGTCGATAAAGGATTGGAAATGGAAATAAGCCAAGAATTCAGCGATTTTTTGTGGGAATGGAACAGGGAAATCGTGAATGCAGAACTTCGTGAAATTTGGTCTGAGGCTACCCAACACGACAAATTTTTTGAAGTTGAACCCGAAGTCGAAGTGCAGTAAAATAATATCTTTCAATGGCTGAGAAACCTAGAGGACATATCATGACCGAAAAAGTGCAAAACTACACCCCTGAGCAAACCAAGCTGGTTGTTGAGGGTTACCAAGCAGGGCAAACTGTGGAAGCCCTGGCCGAGTTGGTTGGCAAGACCACTCGCAGTGTTGTGGCCAAGTTGTCACGCGAAGGCGTGTACCAGGCCAAGGTTAGGGTCAAGAACCCTAACCGCGTCAAGAAGGCTGAGCTGGTGGAAACCCTGGCTACGCGTTGCCAAGTTCCGGTGGAAGTGTTTGAGTCGCTGGAAAAGGCAACTCACGAAGCCCTGGAGCTGCTGGTGGCAAATCTGCGGTGACAAACCGGGGACACAAAATATTGACTTGATTTGTGTCCCCAAACCGTATATAATAATATCTTAGACAGTTGGAAAGGGCCAAGGAGTACAACGCAAGTTGTTGCCCGACCCACACAGACCCACTCATCCGCAAATCAGCGACTTAGTCGACAAGCCTGTAGTGCAACTGGTCTGGTGAACAACTGTTAAAATTTCGACTTGAAGTTACTCCTTGATTCAAGTTATAATATATTTATATTATTAAGGGTGTCAGCGGTCACTAAGCTAAACATAGTGATACGACTTAATTGTGGAAAAGCTACTCACCGAGCCACAGCCCTAACCGAGCACGGGTAAACAAGGCCAGGCGAATGTGCTTGATAAGTTTTTGATTGGTGTTGAACAGCACGCCTATACACCAGCCCAACTAACCCTCTGATGAGCACATGCAAGTTGTGCGAAACCTTAAGGAGCGCGGTGCAAGCTTGCGGCTATTCGCCCGCTTGCAACACCTTAGGGTCAGGAAGTCCAGTTTTTAACTGGTCTACTGCTGTCGCGGTTTTGGCAGTGTAAAAATAGAACCGTGCGGTATATCCTTGGTATGGTACCGATAGATACACCTTGGCAGTGCATTCTGACTAACCCACAAAGAAGTGGCTAAAATACAGCTATCATCTAACATAAGACCCCGCCAGTGGCGGGAAATGCAGGTTTGGAGTCCTGCTAGCGAACGGGCACAAGGATTGGGAATCAAGTGCCTACAACCTAATGCCAGTCACACGCACTGACAACGTGTGTGGTTGTGTCTCCTGTTGAGCGCATTGGGGGCTAGTTGGAGGGATAAGTCGCCGAGGTCAAGGCGCACACAATCCACTAGCACGTTAAGTCCCCGAATAGGGGCAACCTAGGTAAAAACTGCGTAGTTCAAAAGCCCTGTACAAGGTATCGCCCTTGCAGGGCTTTTGTTTTTGGTGCGCTCTGCGCCAATTATACAGTGCTGAATCAATTTTGTCAAGTGGGAATTCTTGAACTGTCTGACCCTAAACCGCAACAAGTCCACACAATCAAATACCCATGAAAAAAGCCCCATAAGTGTCAAAACTTATGGGGCTTTGTGCTATTATGTGGCGATAAGTGCATTTTGCTCCGGTTTAGGGTCCGGTTTCCCGCAGCTTCTGGATTAGGAGCTCCAAAACACGTTTGTTGACCTTTTCTAGCGATTCTAGGTGGTCACTGGGGACTTCAAGCAGCTGTGCAAGCGTGTCGATGTGCTCGGACTTTTTCACGGGCGGTTGACCCAGCTTGTTTAAGTAGGTTTTCTTTTGGTAGCAGCCTAGGCTGGAGAGCTTGGCGATTACGCTACGCTCCGGCACCTGCAGCCGTTCAGCTAGCATTTTGACGGTCACTCCCGACCTATAGTCGCTGACCAATTGATCTGTAATTTCCTTTGTATATTTCATAGCCATGGCAGTAATTTGTCGTGTTTCTGTGATTTGAATTGTTCTACAGCTTTGTTGGTGCTTTCAAAAAGCTCCATGCTGATAAGCGGTTCTGGCATGCGATCCCAGTTTGTGGGGTCTAAGATCATGTAGCTGGTGCGTTTGCTAGGGTGTGCAAGCCAGATTTGTGTTAGCATGGTTTGTGTCAGCTTAGGCAGGTGACCGATTGCGGTATTTCTCACACCAGTCAGCGACCAAGTGCTCTCCGCAGGCTTTAGTGAGCCTGCCTTTTGACCAGTTTTATTCATCAAACCTTGGTTGCGGATTTCCAGCAACTCATCTGACCCTAAACCAGGGCACTCAACGCAGACCGCATCCAAGAGTCTAGGCTCCATTATGTAGTCCAGGTCATCCAGCCCACGCCACTGTTCATATTGCACACCCTGAAAACGCTTAAACCCCATCATGATAAGTGGGGTAAACTGAGCGTACTCAGGTTGTTGGGTCTGTGACTTGATTAGCTGCGATCTAGGAACTCTGGTAAGTCGCCACAGTCCTTGCTGTTTAGGGTCATCCTTGCAGTTTCTGCGAATAGTTTCCTTTACTAGAATCCTATCACCCTGTTTAGCTAGAGTCCATTGACCAAAGTTCGCTACCATTTGGGGTAAGAGCCACTGCTGGTGTGGTTGCAGGTGGGTTTGGGCAAATTCTTCCAATTCCACGTCCGTGAAACCAACCAACAGTTCCCAGTCGACGTGATCCAAATCTTGTTTTTTCAAGTACATTTCTTTTTTAGTTTTTAAGTGTTTTAGACGTAATTATCCAAAGGATTTTATTGCCTGTGTTCTTGCTGTCGCCTGACCCTAAATCTGCACACATTACACAGGACTTCCCGGGCCCCTTCCCTTGCGGGAGCCTTCCCAGGCCTGTGTATGTTCAGGCAGTTAGCGTAGGCTAGCTGAACACAGGCTGTTATTGAATTCATAAAATTATAACAAATTATATCACACTGAGCGTATGCTCTGCAAGTGTAAATTTTTATTGGGGAAGTAGTTCTTTTGCAGCTTGATACCTCTGTGTGGAATTCTTATGACCCAGCAGGATAATTGCTTGTTGTTGGTGCAACATGACCACACACTTGCCAGCTGCTTGAGTCGTGCCAGTTTTGCTTATGCTTAGGTTGTGGGTTTTGGTATGGGGATTTGTGTTGTATACGGTTTTGTTTTTAAGCTGCAGTTTAGGGTCTGCACTGTGTTGTAGCAGTGGATGGGTTTGCAAGTTGGGCAGGACTTTCACCAAGTCTTCCACAGTGCTTTGGTTAGTGCTTAGTAGGCCGCTTGCGTCAGTGATTGTTGTATTGAGCAGCCCAAAACCTTGAATCCACTGATTGGTGTCTGTGAGGAACTGTTTGTAGCCGCCTGGGTAGTTGTGTGCTAGAGTATCTGCTGCCACGTTATCACTAGCAATCAGCATTAGCTTTAGCAACTCACGGCGTGTGTATAGCTCACCACGCTTTAGGTACCTGCTTGTTTGTTTAATCTTTAGCAGCTCCTCCAGCGGTTGACCTTGACGGAGTATGGTAGCGGCCGTAAACAGCTTGGTGATGCTAGCAATTGGCTGTTTATTTTGGTGGTTGTGCTCTACAATGTAGGTGTTGGTTTGGTAGTCAAAAACACCAATAGCCACCTCAGCGTGGGCTGGGGCGGCTATGATGGCGACTGCTATGATGAGTCGTTTTAGCATGGTTTAGTGCAGGTACATTGCCTGCCTTGGTTGCAGTTTTGGTTACAAGCACTCTTAGTCCCAAAGAGCTTGATAGTACTTGCCAAAAAGTTCGAAAGCTTTTTGCTTACGGTGATGATGTTGGTTGTAGGCTGGTTCATCTAGTTTGCTCCGCTTTAGTTGTTCCTTGAAGCTCAGGGTTTCGTCTGCACAGTGCTCCCAGAACTGGTCGTCTTCGTCCTCGCTGTTGTGCTGCTCAAAGGCCCAGATCATCTCGTCTAAAACATAATCCCAACGAGCCTGCCAGTTGCTGTCCGTATCCCACTCCTCTTGCTTAGGCTCCTTAGCGTGGGTACTCCACAGGTGTTGTGGACAATCAAAGTCGTCAACGTGCGGTGCTCCGTGCTTGGTAGCTTTGAGCTGCTTAAGCATAGGCAGGATGATGGTGGCAAGCGTGTCGTCCATTGACCAAGTATCGTAGCGGTCGATACGAACATACACTTGCCGCTGGCGCTTTCGCTCAATCCACAAACACAGCTTGGTGATCCAAGTATCCTTGCCGGTTTTAGTTTCTGCTAGCCAGGTGCCAAAGTTGTGAACCCACTCAGGCTTGCTCTCAAAGCCGAACTTGTCCTTGACTGGCTTAGCCCAGAAGCACAGCAGCTCAGCAATTTGATAGGGGCCAATCCACGATTTGTAGGGGCCAATAACAACCTTCATAGTAGTTCCTCTAGTTTACGAACAATAGCGTGTTTACAACTTTCTGAGATAGCCTGATCGTAGCTGGTGTACACAAGGTGACTCATGTTAGTATCACGAACCTTGTCCACTAGGTAACGAACAAGACCTTGTGCAAATTCTTCCAAGTCTTGTGTATCTGTGTGTGCACTAATAAAGTAGTGCCGTGGAGTTTCGTTGTCCACGTAGTTAATGAGTCCTGCGTCCAGTGCAAGCTCGATAAGTTTAGGATTCATCATTAGTGTCTTCAGGTTCGCAGTTGCAGGGCTGTTCACATTCGGGAATTGGAAACGGCCAGTAGTCTGGTTGTTGAAAGGTAGTCTCCAGCTCTTCCACTCGCTTGATCCAGTCTGCAATAGTTTTGATTGGTTCAGTCATTTACACTTCTCCACCAAAGTACTGGATTACTACTTTAAGTGCTTTAGCCACTTTAATGTTTTGGCTTACATCTTCAGGGTGCAGCCACTCACCGTCTTCATAGTTTTTTAGCTCCAAGTCAATCCGCTTAAAGCAGTCTAGCAAGTTAAGCAAGGTAATCTTGTCTGCCACTTCACAATCAATTTCAAGTTTCATGCTGGTTCCTTACGTGCTCTTCACAAGCAGTGTGTAACCAGCCACCTCCACGAAGTTTGCCTGGGTTGCCACAGGTTTCGCAAGTTTTGCTAGCCCAGGACTCTGCCATGTGGACTAGGCCACGAATGTAGTCGTCACCGCCACTATAGTAAAAACGCAAACCACCAAACTTCTCCTTGATCTGGTGCACAACCACCGGCGGTACCTTATCAGGAATTGGCCTATCGTCTGGACTAAAATCCAGCAAGTATTCACGAGACTGTTCGCGATGGTCGATGTGTTGTTGAATGTTATCGCACAGTGCTACCAAGATGGGCCACCAGCCCTCGCCAACGTCAAAGCCGCCAAATGGCTGCTGGAACATCCTAGGAAACTTGGTTTTCATCCCTTGAGAAAATTCTGTGTACTTGTCCATGTTAAAGGTGCTTTCCAAATAGGCAGTAAATGGCAAACCATTTCCATCGAGGGTCGTATTTGCGTTCTACTTCGTGAATGTGGTTGTAGCTCCAACGCATACCGTCAGGCCCCCACTGCCAGTGATAATTACCAAATCGGATATTAAACCACAGGTTACTCATTGGTGCTTCCAGTCTAGGATAAGTAGGCCTGCAACCAAGAAGTTGGCAAGGGCAATAAATGGGTGGCCTATCAGCAAACACGAGAGTCCGCTAAGCAAGTTAAGGCCTACAGTAGTCTTGTATACCTTGCTGCGATGTTTTGTGAGCCAAAGATCAATTTTATTGAACATCATTCCACCCTAAAGTAAGTGCCGTCTTTGCGGCACATAATCTGCTTGACAGCTTTGCCCTCAACCGGATAACCCTCGCTGATAAACGGGCCGCCGCTAGGGTCAAAGAACCCTAAGTCGTCGTAATCTACGTAATCCTGGCCCTGCTTACCACCAAAACGGCAATACTTTGCTTCACCACCAAGCCGGTACAGGTCGGGTTCCACTAGCTCAAGCCACAGCTTGTCACCATAGCGGTTGTGCAGTTTAATATTATGCACTTTCAAACTCCTCATTCATGTAAAACTTAACCAGCTCACGCTGGATTTGTGTAATCAGGTTCGAACTGGTGTCGGCTAGGATAAACCTGACAGGGCAGTGGCCCCATGTGTGATTCTTTTGAAACTGGTTGTACCAAAGACGATGTTGTGCATCGTTGGCGTTGAACACAACCCAAGGCCGGCCAAAATAGTTTAGTTTACTCATGATTTAGGATAGTCCGTAGTATTTTCTAGTTTAAAGATTAGCCGCTCAATGCACTCTGCTTCGTCAAAGTTTTGCTCGTCTAGGTGGTAGTAAAGCTCCAGCTTAAGCAAGTAGATTGCCAGCCTACGACCCTCAACCGCACCAGCCATATACGCTTCACGCATCCAGAAGTTGCGGTGGTCTGGGTTGTTGATATCACAGTACTGGTGCATCCAGCCGTTGCGGTTGTGGTTGGGTTCTGCGTACACTTCGTCGTAGAACCAGGTGACGAATTTTTTGTCCAATTTGCTCATAGCAGTTATTGCGTTGAAAATAATATTTTATCAAAAACAAAAGGGGCAATCAAGCCAAAAATAATTGGCCTGAATTGCCCCTTATACTGGATAACCCTCAACTTCTCGCAAAGCTTTTTGGTTGTCAACCAGGTTATCAAATTCCCAATCGGTTAGGTGTGTATAGTACTCGTCCATAACCAGCCTCTTTAATTTCTCGTAGCGTTCTTTGTACAGCTGCAACTCTTGCTGCTGATCGTGAAAGCCTTGTCCCAATGCGCTCATTAGTATTCCTCTGCAAAAATGCGTTTAGCTTCCTCAATTGAGGTGTTATGGTACTGATAGCACACAATCTCGTCTTCGTAGGGATTGTTGCTGGTAAAGTCCAAGACCTCAATCTCGTAGTGATAGTTGCCGCGCTGCCAGAGTACAACATGCTTGTCCGGCCCCAGCTTTTTGGTTTCGATAAAGTGCAACATATTAAAAGTACTTTTGGTTACCGCCCTTGCTGTTGATGCCAACAAGGTCTTGGAGGTTGTGGATAGGCACATAGTTCGATTTGTGCATAGGCACAATGCAATGCTTGTGCTCCTTAGCACGCTTGTCGCCGCAAGGCAAACAAGTGTGGTAGCCAAGCTGCCAGCGTTGGGGCTTTACATCGTCACTGCAAACTACACAAAAGAACATGGTCATACCTCAGTTGAATAACAACTATTATACGGCATTTTAAGCAACACAATCAAATTAAGATTTTTTGCGGTTTTTAAATATAATGTCCACAGCATCGCGCAAATTGTCGCGGTACCAGTTTACCGCCTGCACTTGACCGGGCAGCCACTCAGGGCGTAAGCTCAACGCCAGCTCGTCGTTGGGTGTGCACACAATAGTTTTTAGTGTGCCATCACTCCATCTGAGCTTATTGCAGTACAGCGTGAGTATATCTGGCCTGCTGTCTAGGGGCTGGTTGCCTTCCAAGTCCTTGAGCGTAAGCGGCCTTTGCACAGCTACTCTAGCACCACCATCACGCTCCAGCTGCTCTAGCAAGTGTAGCGGCAAATCAATAATGGTAATTGGTTCAAAATCGGCGGTGTAGAGAACTGTATTCATGTTTTAGCCTTTATTGTCCAGGATCCGTCTTTATTATCATGCCATTCTAGTACGGTTCCTGCTTGCCAGCCCGTCTGTGCCAGCAGTTCTTTTGGTAGCTGAATATACAGCCCGTGTTGATCTTCTTCGACTACGATTTGATAACTGTTTTCCATACGTCCTGCTAAGAATGCAGCTTCCAGCCAGTGCTGCAAGTTTTTAAATGGGCCTATGTTTTTGTGCATTTCGTAGTCGTCATAGCAGCGCTCGCTACGCAGTGTGTGCCCTTCCAGCTCGTGAAACCAGTTGCTAAACTGGTCATACTTTTTAGTCACAAAAATCTCCGATAATTGGGAATACTTCTTGGATCACCTTAGCACACTCTTTAGCCACCAGTTGGTGCTCTAGTTGCGTGCCGTTTGCACTACGCAGTTCAACAAAGTGTACCCAGCTGCGTAGTGTACCGTTCATGTATAGTCGGCTTTCAATCAAGCCTTCAGGCAGCACAGCACGTGCCTGCTCTTTAGCAATGCCTGCACTAATAGCCCACTCATACGCCTCTCTAGCTTCACGAATAACACGATCTTGGCGCTGCTCCCAGAATGCTTGCAGTTGCAAGTTGTCGGTAGTTACACTATTCTGACGATTTTTTGGGTCTTGTAGCCTAGCCTCACGATTAACAAAGTTCAGATCCTTTGTAGGGTCTGCATAGCGCTGCGAAAACTCTTGAAAACTAAATGACCTGTGTCGCAGGATTTGACGTGCAATGTCGCGGGTAGTGGTAATCTCTAAGCACAGCGAAACCATTTCCAGCGGCGACCAGTGCTTGTGCTTAACCAAGTACTTGATCAGCTTATCGCTGGTTTCCATGTTGAATTGATTGCTGGGGTTGCTAACACGGGCACAAAAAGCAATCAGCTCTTGTGCGTCTTGCAAGCCCTCGGAATACATTTCACGGCTAGGTTTGCTATAACTAATTAATTTTACGTGCATATTGTGTGGTTAGTTTTTGTTGTGCAAAATAATATTATATCAAAAACAAAAAGGGCAGACAAGTTATAAATTTATAACCTATCTGCCCTTTGCTTACTGGTGGTAGAAAACGTGGTTGCCTATAATTCTATGGCCGTTTCGCTTTTGTCCGTGTTCAACAGTTTTGTTATGAAAATGTGTATGATTAAAGTTATTGATCCACAAATCACCGTTTAGTATTCCAAAGGCAATTTGTTTTGCATCATACCATGCTTTGCTGTCAGTTACCTTCAAGTTTTGCATAGTAGTCCAGCTAAACTGGGCAACACCCTTAACCTTGTGATAAACTACTTCGCACAGTGTACTAGGCCACTTGCTTGGATTGTTTAGCCGGTTAATAGTAACCTGCGCAACAGCTAGCTTTCCTAAATATGATTCGCCGCGTGCTTCGTGATAAATGTTTTTTGTTAAGCAGTATAAATCTTTGTGTGTAAAGTTTGAGTATTCGTTTACTGGTTCTGATTTGGCAAATTGAATAGGAAATGCTAATGCTGCTGCCAATGCTGTCCAACGGACAATATTTAGCAGTAACATTTGAGTGCTCCTTTACAAAGTTATAAAACTCAATTATATACCAGGGGATAAAAAATTTCAAGTGAATGTTCGGTGTGGTCGGCGCCAAAGCTGCAAAATTTGATGTTGAAAATTGCTTGCCTGGCTGCTATAATATAGGAAATGGAGCGTACAATGTCTGACCAAAATACCTATATACGAGAACTGGAACGGCTTATAGCCACAACCTTGCTGCCAGTTTATGAAAAGCACTGCTTGGATCATAACATAGATATTTACAACTCGGGCATACCTGTGCAGTTGTTGGCTAAAGTTAAGCAACAAAGTAATCTGCCTGCCCTCCTAAAACCGAAGCAAACGGGGTGTTAGGCGTCTGACCCTGTACCGCCTAGAGGCAAGAAACAACTCAAACTGCCTTAATCCTGCATCGAAGGCTTAGTGTCAGCAGCGCTAACCGGGACAGCTAGGATGAATGTGGCGTAATATGCCCAGCTGCTGCTGGTTGCCACCGATCTCACACTAAGGTGTGGGATCACTGAAGTGCATAAGGTGTGCACTTCATTGATCCTAAACCGCGGTGCCTTAGGGGCCGCACAAGTTTGCCGTAAAGGAAACATATGACAAAATTTTCACTGAGTATTCCAGAGCTGCACCGTCATGTAATTGGCTTTGACCGACTATTTGAACAAGCCGAACGCAGGCTGCAAAACTTAACACAATATCCTCCACACAACATCGTTAAAGTATCCGAGTCGGACTACGAAATTGAGTTTGCAGTTGCAGGCTTCCAACGCGATGAACTGAGTGTAGAACTACACGAAGGCGTGTTGACTGTGACGGGCGAGCATAAGCTCAATCAAGACCGTCACTATATTCACCAAGGCATTGCTAACAGGCACTTTAAAAAGTCGCTGCAACTTGGCGAGTATATGGAAATTGTGGGTGCTCAACTGGAAAATGGCATCCTGGTGGTTCATGTTGAACACCAGCTACCTGATGCTAAAAAGCCCAAGCAAATTGAGATTAGTTAACTAACTTTAATTCAGGGGGCGCAATGCCCCCTTTTTCACAATGCCTAAATTAGAAGATAACATGACGCCAGAACAACTACTAGAACACCAAGCAGTATTTGGTCAATTGCCTCAGGGCACTGCTATCAAGCACGACCAAGACAAACTACCCATGAACCTGCTTAGCGGCGAAGCACTAATGCAAACTGCAGCAGTACTACGATTTGGTGCCGAAAAGTACGCTGAACACAACTGGCGTAGCGGCTTTTTGTGGAGCCGACCCTTAGCTGCAGCAATGCGGCACCTTGTGGCGTTTAACGACGGTGAAGACAAAGACCCTGAGTCGGGGTTGTCGCACCTAGCACACGCCGCGTGTTGCATTATGTTCTTGCTGGAGTTTGAGAAAACCCACCGAGAATTGGACGACCGATACAAGCCTAATGTACAAACGACTAACCCGACACCTTGATAAAACCAGAATCCCACTGTGGCAAGCCTGCAAAGACCTGGGCATTCCCTACGATTCGATAGACTTTGACCAGTTCGAGCAGGAGATAACACAGTGCACACACTGTGATATTTGGACTACAACACCAGTCACAGACTTGGACGGAAATCCAATCTGTAAAGTTTGCGTAGGCATATCAGGGCTATAAATTTGAAGTTGCTGTGCGGTGCTATTTAGGGTATAATATATACTCTTTAACACACAAACCATCATGAACGAGTTTCAACCAGGCACAATGAACCGTGCCATTTTTGAGTTGACAGCACCTTACGACAACCCGTATCAGGGACAATTTCCCCGCTGGTTGTTTGTGTGCAGTGCTGGACTCCTACGCTCGCCGACGGGTGCTGCACTGGCTAACCACCGAGGCATCAATGCCCGTGCGTGTGGTGCAATGCTAGACTATGCGCTCATCCCCATTAGTGCCAACTTGGTCGCGTGGGCACACAAGATCGTATTTGTGCATCCAGAAGTGCACCACGAAGCACTAGAGTACGTGTTCGAGGACAGTGCTGAAATCCGCCAAGCTATCCAGAGCAAGGAAGTGGTATTAGACATTCCTGATATGTACCCGTATATGCACCAACACCTTGTTGAACTGTTTGAAGAACAGCTGTTTAAGCCGCTGGGCATAGAGTACCCTGGCCATAGTTAAATGGATATAACAGGGGTCTTCTAAGCCCTAGTTCCAGGTTCGATTCCTGGTGGCCGGACCACATTGGCAGACCTGTAACAATTGATATGTAAAGATATCATTCTGCCTCCGCTGACGCGAAAACAGGATGGGCTGCGCTCACGGGGTTAGTAGTTATCCTGACACAACAAAACTACTTTTTAACACTTGATTTTTTAGATCGGGTGTTATATAATATTTTCTTTGCGGGAAATATTATATGGCACAAGGTTACACAAAAGAATTTCTAGTTGATGCTTTCTTGAGCAGGTACATTCACTGCCGCTTAATTACAGTTGAGCAACTGGAGAGCTTGGAGCAGCTAGCTATTCAATTATACGACCGCGTAGGCCGCGATAAGTTTCGTGACTACTGCAGCCTAGACGCTAACGCAATCAAACTGTACAAGGCACAGCTATGAGCAAGAATATTCCTGATACCTGGCACGTGTTGAAATTTCAGCGCGGTAGTGAAGTGAACTACAAAGTGTTTGCTGGCTGGTATGGTGGATACACTGGTGGTGACGCTTGGAAGCTGAGCAGTGGCATCGTTGCGGTCAAGCAGTATAATGATCGCTACGAGTTCACAAACCACAGCGGCAGCATCTACATTTGCTACTTGGCCTGCAATAAGCTCAGCGGTTACCAGCGCGATATATTGAGTCGCTGGGAAAAAGACCTTGAAGGCAGCGGCGCAAGTGTAGAAATTGTGCCTGTCCGTGAAGTTGGCGTAGAGCTAGTATAAATAATCGCCCCGATGGTGGAATTGGTAGACACGCTGGTCTTAGAAGCCAGTGCTTGCGCGTGCGAGTTCGAGTCTCGCTTGGGGCACCACTTTTAGCAAGGCACTTCACTGATAAGGAAGCATGGCTGGCTGTATTCAACCAGCTAGTGCCTTGCCTATAAACAAGCACATCACCACTTAATAAATAGATGCGGAGCTATCCGGTATGCCTTCCGCGGGTTGGGTTAGAGGTTGCAAACTCGCCTACAGATGTGCTTGTTTATGGGTCAAAGCAAAAGCGTACTCAACATCCTAACTAGCAAGGAAGATCATCGGCTTCAAGCTACAGGTTGAGAACTGTATACTAAAAGAAGCTGGCTAATTACGGGCCTTAAAATGGTGCTAGTACCCATAACTTACACTTGATTTTATAAACAAAAACAGTTAAAATGACAGTCCAAGAACTTATTGAAGAACTCAAACAGTTCGACCCTAAACTGCCCATTATGCTCAAAGGCTATGAAGGCGGTGTCTACGACGGCCCGCACAACCTCAGCGTTGTGCCGGTAGCACTCCATGCCAACCACCCCGACGAGTGGTGGTATGGTGCACACGAAGTAGTTTGGGACGACGAAATGCTAAAAATGTATCCCAACCACCAAGGCCTTATCGAGGCGCTTTACATACGATAATGTTTAATCAAAATATAAAACGAATTGGCTTTGCCTGCAAGATTCAACAGAGTCATGATGTGGCAGACCCTAAACTGAACACAAAAACAACTACTCTTACTTGGTTGAATAACCAAACACGCGACAAAGCAGTGGAAAAGCTGTGGATGGTGATGGAGCACAATGTGCACGCACTCAAACAGCAGATCCTGTGGCTAGCGAAACAGCCACCCGGTCAGCGTATGTTTCGCCTGAGTAGCGACCTGTGCCCGGCATACACACACCAAGACTGGTTGTGGTGGTATTTCGAGCCGGACGTTATGCAGTATATGGAAAAACACTATGGTGAGATCGGTGAACTCATCAGACAACACGATGTTAAAGCCAGCTTTCACCCTGGTCAATTTTGCGTATTAGCTTCAGAAAATGATGGAATTGTTGACAACAGTATTGCTGAGTTTGAGTATCATTGCGACCTCATCCGCTACATGGGCTTTGGTCGAACTTTTCAGG